CCACCCCATCATCGATCGGAGCAAAACATGACCGACAGCAAAAACCCGGCCGACACCGGCGAAACACTCCCCGGCATCGACACGGGCGACTGGCCCGAGACGGCCGACGTCACCCATGACGTGCCCGACTGGCTCATCCCCAGCCGCGTCTACGACATCCTCAAATGGCTCGGCCTCATCGTCCTGCCCGCACTCGCCCTGTTCGTCAACACGGTCGGCCCCGCATGGGGCTGGCCCCACGTGGACGCGATAGTGACCACGCTCAACGCGCTCGGCATCCTCGCCGGCACGCTCATCGGCGTCAGCGCCATCAAACAACGCCTCGACCGCGCCGCATGACCACACATAGTTCGGCCCCGTCCGGCATCGCAGACAACTCGCACAGAGCTTGACTGCTGCCGGACGGGGCCGATTTCGCGTTGTGGCAGAGGGCTTCGCGGGCTCGATTTCTGCCCACATTTTGCCCACATTTTCCGTAAAAACAGGTTAAAAACCGTTAAAACCGGTTAAAACGAAAAAGCCGCTCAGCCCTACTCCCGTAAGGCAAAGCGGCTATTTTCCAACCCGCTCTCAGCTCAGTGCGTCCTTCAACTTGCTGAAGAACCACCATTCGCAGGAATGGCGTGATTCCAACGTTTTTAAGGGTTTCAGACGGGCTTCAAAACGTTTTTGCCCACATTTTGCCCACATTCTTCCACGCCCGTCTCCACCTGCACGGCGGCATCGAGCAGACGGGCCACGTCCATAAGGTCGCTGTCGAACAGATCCGCGTACACGTCCAACGTCATGCTCGCGTTCTTGTGGCCCAGCATCCTCTGCAGGGCCTTGACGTTCGCGCCCGCATGCACGGCCAACGAGGCGGCGGTGTGACGCAGGTCGTGAGGCACCGGCCAATCGTCCCGCTTCCAGCCCAGACGGGTGAGCGTGTGCGTCCACCATCCCGTCTCGCGGGCGAGGCTCTGCTTGCGGATAGGGCCTCCACGCACGTCACGGAACACGCGCTCCTCGTGTTCGCGTTGCTCGCATATCGGTTTGAGCGCGTCCATGACTATGCGGGGCATGGGCACGTCACGGCGTTCGTGGTTCTTCGGGGTGCCCTCGGCCCATTTGGCGTTGACGTATACGAGGTTGCGGCGCACGTGCAGTATGCCGGCGTCGAAGTCGAGATCGCGTCTTTGTAATCCGGCCGCTTCGCCCCATCTCAGCCCGCAGAAGCCCAATAGCAGTATGAGCGCCCGGCGCTCCTCTCCCAGCTTCCGGCAGTTCGACGCTTCGTTGGCGAGTGCCAGCAGTCTGGTAATGGTCAGGTAGATGCGGCGATCCTTGCGTTTGGGGAGTCTCGGCAGTTCGATGCCGTCGCACGGGTTGGAGGAGATGAGCTTGTCCCGCACAGCCATGCTGCATATGCCCTGCATGATCTGGTATGGGCGGCTGACGGATGGTGCGCCGGACTTATCGATTATGCTTCCGACCCATGCCTGGACTTCGGCGTGTGTGATGCTGCCTATCTGCCGTTCTGCCCATTTGGCCTCGCAGTGGCATTTCCATGCGCTGTCCATGTTGGAACCCGAAGTCGCCTTCCAAAACGGCTTCTTTTCGGCAATCCACTGGTCATGCAGCGTGCCTATGCGTTGTTTGCCGCCTTCCGGGTCGATGTAGCTGCCGGTGGCCTTGGCTATGGTGACGTGTTCCGCAGCCCACGTCTCCGCGTCAATCTTGCGGCGGAAGCCCCTCTTGTCGGTTTGCGTGCCGTCGGGTTTCCGATAGCGGACTCGATACCTGTTTTCGCCTTTGGCCGTCCTGTATCTGGTGATGTTCGCCATGATTTTTTCACTCGCTCATACTTGTTTTCGGTTTTAACGTGTTTTAACTGGTATTAATGTGTTTTAATGAGATTTGACGGATAACAGGGAAATTAATAAAATGTTCTCTTTACGCCAAAATCGGAAAGGAGACGGCCATGACCATGACCGATACCGGCGTGAAGCCGATTCCGGCATACGTGCCGCCCGAGGACGGCAAGCCACGCAACGCCGTGGACGAGAAATGGATGAAGCTGACCCGCAGCGCCCGCCATTACATGGAACGCAGGGCAAAGGCCCGGAAGGAAACCATCGATGGGTCTGAAGCTCGTCATTGAGCGCGAATGCTCCAGAGACCATCAGACGGCCCTCAGGCAGTTCCTGTGCTGTGAACCTGGAGACCCCGAATGGGCGATGGACCCGCAACGCTACATACGTGACCTCAGCGTGCGCAAGACCCCGAAGGGGATCATGCGCACGCTTCTTGTCGTATCCGGAGATATTCCCCTGCATGATGACGTGGTCGGCTTCTGCGAATACGGCGTAGCCGTGGAAACGACCGATGAGCATGAGGGCGTCTACCAGATCTCGTATATCGCCACCGCTTTGAAGGTGCGTGGCACACATCTCGGAGACACTCTGCTCTCCTCGGTTATCGTGCGCCTGCGTGACGATGCCTGGCGTTTCAACCGCACGCCACTCGTGCTCACCCAGGTGGATCCGCGCAACAAGCCCAGCATGGACCTGTTCACCAGTTTCCGGGCGGGGATGCCCGGTATTTCAATGCCGGGAGGAACCGCCCTCTTCTTTCCTTTTAAGTCTTTTTCATTATACGCGCGTAGTGATATAATCGTAATCATGTCCCAGAAGGTCGTGATAGAACGTGTTCTGATACGGGGAGCCGCCCCATATCTCGGCATGTGTGCGACCGAGGACGGGCAGCATGTCCCCCTGTATTCGACCAATCCCGACGTAGTGATGCGTTGGCTGTGCGACGGGTGGCGTTGCCGATACAACCAGTTGCGTTCCCGTCGCACCAAGTGGGACAGGGAATCCCAGACGGCCGTCCCGTTGAACGGGAGGCCGGACAGGCGTTCCGACCGTCAGGCGCGATTGGAATGCTCATGGCTTACGGCCATGCCCGCGATGGTTTTGCAATCCCCGAACCGGATAGAGAACACCGACTGGTGGAGCGCGAACAAACGCCGCAAAAACATTGAAGAAAAAGCATCGGAACCCGGGCATGACGCCCCGGTTCAAAAAACGGCGTGACGACCTGTACTTCGTCTGCTGGCACAACAAGGGCGCGAACGCGAACTACCGTCAATTGAACCGGCACCACGGCGAAGTCGTCATCACCGGGCAGAACCCCGGCGAATATCGGTTGGACGGCCAGCCGTGCCGGTACAGCATCCACATCCGCGTCCGCGTCAGCCAACCCATCCGCGACTATACGAGCATCGGGGTGAACTGGACACGACGCACGCTCGTGTTCGTCAACGACCCGCTGCCGATAGGCCGTGAGCGCACGGGTGCCATGGTCGGCTTGGACAGGGGTTGCGCGCACACACTTGCCACGTCCGACAATCGTTTCCTCGACCTTCCCAAGCAGCGGTTGGAGCGTATCGACCGTGAAATACGCCGCCGTCAGAAGGCTCAGGCGCGACGGGTCAACATGTCGGGCAAGACGGTGAGGGAATACCGTCGCAATCCGAGCCGCACCTACGAGCGTACCGGTCGGGAAATCAGCCGACTGTACGCGAAGGCCCACAGAATCATAGACGACTGGCAGCACAAGACCACCACCATGCTCGTCCATGACTACGACCTCATCGCGCTGGAAGACCTCAACCTGCAAGGCATGAGCCGCAAATCCAAGCCGAAACCAGACCCGGACAGGCCGGGCGCGTTTCTACCGAACGGACAGTCGGCGAAACGTGGACTCAACCGCAGCCTACGCGCCGCAAGCCTCGCCGGAATCGTCAGCAAACTCGAATACAAGACCCGGCTGACCGGACAGAACCGGCTTATACTCGTCAACCCCGCGTACACGTCGCAGACATGCAGTGAATGCGGTTATTGCGACAGTCGAAACCGCGAAAGCCAAGCGGACTTCGAGTGCAAGCAATGCCACATGAGCATGAACGCCGACTTGAACGCGGCCAACAACATCCTCAAACGGGGATTGAACCATCTCATCGGCTTGGACGAAGCCGAGCACGCCCGAACGGAGCCAGACGCCCAACCCGCCTATCGCGGGAAGGACGCTTCCGCCATGACGTGCGAAACCTCAACACGATAACAACGTGTTGGAATCCCGGTGTTTCAACACCGGGAGGACGTCAACACGAATCTTGTTGTAGTAGCTGTTACGTCCGATACCGGTAGCTGCACAAAGGTCGTCTATCGTCATGTTGCGGTCACGACGTCGATTTTCGATAACCTCTATGACTCTTTGCGTGAAGAGTGATTCATATTTGCTCATGTGAAAGATTGTACCGTTTTCCGGTACGTTTGCAAAATTCGTACCGTTTTGGGTTGACAATACGTACTGGATACGGTACTTTATAAAACATGCAAACAAACACACAGCTCTCCGCAACATCAATAGAACTGATTAAGGCAGTAAAGGCCGAGGCGGCGCGCGCGGGCGTGTCCACCCCAGAACTAGCCCGCCGAACTGGGCGCGACCGCAAATTCTTCTACGACCGCTTCCTATTCCTCAAAGCCTTTTCCACTGATGACATCGACGCCATTGCCATAGCCCTCGGCATCACCGCCGCCGACATCATCAACTCGGCACGATTCGCAGCCGAAATGCACAACGCGAAGGCGGTGGCGTGATGGTTAGGACCTACCGGCTTGGCGGCGCGGAACGTGAGAGGGCCCGTGCGCTGATTCGTATTCTCAGCATCGACATGGATCGTGTCAGATGGTTGGACGGCCACCCGATGACGGTTCGCGTGTTCGATGACGGCAAATGCTGGGTCGAATACACGGGACTCGTCGTCTGCGACAAGGAAGACATCGATTTCTGTCTCCGTGGGCTCGAGCCAGTGGATGTCGGGCCGGGGTCTATAGGGACAGGATCCGGGAATGCCGGAACAGGATTCTTCGCGAGGATACGCGGATGTCTCTCGATTTCGAGGTCTCGACCATCGCGACGATGACGGTGCCGGACTCATGGCGCTTGAGCTTGGAGGCTCCACGGTATTCGACGATAGCGCCGCCAGTCGGCGTCACCCGAATGTCTCGTTCGGTGAGCCACCCGTTGTTGCGCAGTATCCACCCGTCCCCATCCGTCTTATCCACTCCCCAATCGGTCGAGAGGTACAGGCGTCGTTCCGCGTCGAAGGACAGTAGCAACGCCGTCAATCCCATCCAGTTGTCCGCCAGCCATTTCCACATGGCTCAGATTCTAGCCACAAAAAAATGCCGCCGATTGGAGCGGCGGCGAATGTCAGATTGAAAGAAGGTCCAAAATGACTGAATCCAATGTACAGCCCTTCGAGTTTCGGGGCAACCCGGTCGCCACGGTGACCACCGGGAACGGGACGGTGCTGTTCTGCGCGAAGCACGTCGCCACCGCACTCGGATACAGCAACACCCGTGACGCAATCGCAAAGCATTGCAAGGGTGTCGCGAATCGCTACCCCCTTGAGACGGCCGGTGGAATCCAGCAGATGGTATTCATCACCGAAGGCGACGTGTACCGCCTCATCGCCAGCAGCAAGCTCACCAGCGCGGTCGAGTTCGAGCATTGGCTGTTCGACGAGGTAGTGCCCCAGATCCGTCGTACCGGCGGTTACATTCCCCAGGGCGAGACCCCGGAGGAGACGATGGCGCGCGCGGTGCTCATCGCGCAGAGAACCATCGAAGACCAGAAGAAGCAACTTGAGGCCCAGAGGCCGAAGGTGCTGTTCGCTGACGCTGTCGCAACGTCGAAGCGGAGCATTCTGATTTGGGAATTGGCGAAGATCCTCAAACAGAACGGCGTGAAGACCGGCCAGAACCGGTTGTTCAAGCAATTGCGTGAGGACGGTTTCCTGATGAAGCGCAACGGGAATCCGAACATGCCGACGCAGAAGAGCATGGAACTGGGTTTGTTCGAGGTCAAGGAAACATCGATTGCCCATTCGGATGGTCATGTGTCGTTGAACTTCACGACGAAGGTCACGCCCAAGGGCCAGCAGTACCTCATCCAGAAGTATCTGGGCTGCACTCCCCTTGACTTGGAAGCGGGTGCGTGATGGCCGGTAGTCAAATCGAATCGTCTCTTGACGGCTGGCCGATCGCCAAGGTGGCGAGCTTCCTCGGTGTCTCGAAGGGCAGTCTCTACGTGTGGTCGTGCCACGACAAGTGGGGAGGCCGGTATCCGCCCGCGCCGAAACGCGTAGGCCGCAGGCTCGTTTGGAATCCACAGGAGGTCATCGACTACCGGGACCGGCGGTGCGCGATAAGCCGCAAGGAGCTGGTCTACGGCGAATAAGGGTTTCCCGGATTCAAAACCGGGAGAAAAGGAAGAGGTGCCGGCGTCGCACTGTCCAAGGTTCACGCCGGCACCAACATCACCAATCACATTGAAAGGAAAACAAGTGATGTCAGGACACAAGATTACCGGAATCCACGCCATCGGCGTCGAGATCCCGAAGGGAATGTCATTCAAGGAGCTCATGGAGCAGCTACTTGAGGGAGGAGAGGCTGAGTTGGAGAAGGAGTTGGACGAGGAGACGCGCCAGCCGGAAACCGGCAAGTGCGATTGTCCGGTGTGCGATCCAGACAAGGACACCGTGGAGGAAAGATTGTTCCATCCGGTCGATCAGTGGCAGCACGCCGTCGATGTGGCCAGTGACGTGCATGACGCGGCCGGCTCTCTCGAACACGCGCTGTTCGAGCTGGGTGAGAACCCGTTGGCGTTCGAGGCGTCGATGATCCTCAGCCAGTCGCTGACCCTGCTGCGTGCCATCCAACGCAAGCGCAAGGAGGTTGCGGAATGAGCATCGAAGCATTGCGCAAAAAGAAGCGTATGCGCCGACCCAGGCCGAGGTTAACGGACGGGCAGAAATCGGCCGTATTACTGGCTCTCACGTTCTTCGAGGGTTGGCTGGTCGGTTTCGCCGGCACGCATAGTCGCATCCCAAGTCCGGTGGGTACGCCGCAGTGGATGATAACCGGCTCGCTCGCATTGGCGGTCGTATTGCCGCTCGTGTTCGTGGGAATCCTGTTGAAGTGGGGCGGCGATGGAACAGCCAAGTGAGTTCACGCTCTGCTTGCCGGGCGACCCGGTGCCGAAGGGCAGGCCCCGCGTCTACAACGGGCATGCGATCACTCCGAAACGCACCGTCAGGGCGGAGGAACGCCTGTTCGCGGAATTCCGGTTGAAATACCCGCAGGCGAAACCGTTCCAATGCCCCGTGCGCTTGGAGGCGGAGTTCTGGATGAGCCATAGGGGTCGGCCCGACCTCGACAACCTGCTGAAGCTGGTTTTGGACTCGTTGAACGGCGTCGCCTACGTGGATGACGCGCAGGTCGTCGAATCCCACGCCAGCAAGCGCATGCCCGACCTGTGGGTGTACGGAGCCAAAGGCAAATACCGGAAACGCAAGAGCGGTGATCCCTACACGTGTTGCGGGCACGAGTACGAGCCGCACCTCTCTATCCGTATCAAGCCGCTCCCGGAATGGGAGCCGAACAAGCAAGGAGAACAATCATGAGCAAGCCGATCAACGAGCCACGCATGGTGCAACAGGCGCTCGTATCCGACGAGGACCTGAGCTTCGAACTGGCGGCCCTGGTGCCGACCGCGAACGGGATCACGAACGCCGCATCCACGTTCATCGACAAGGCCACCAAACTGTTGCTGTCCGACAAGATCATACTCACCAACGAGCAGCATACGGCCGTCACGTCGGCCATCGCCATCGCCCAACTGACCGTCAAGGAAGGCGCGGCCATATCGAAGCTGCTGCGCAACCCGGACGCTTCGGCGGACATCATAGCCGGACTGCGACTCACCTCCAAGGACAGGCAGGATGCCTGACCGGCGTCTTTGGATGCCGCGTTGCAGGACATGCGGGCCGCTCGGCAAGCCCACCGGACTGGACGAGGCGGTCACCTGCTGCAACCGGCACACGAACCAGACCAAGCATCAGACGGCGTGGTATCCCACCTACGCCCAAATCATCGTGAAAGGCACATCAAATGACTCCATCAACCATTGAAAACACAGAGGCCGTGAACCCGGACGGGGAATTGCGCCAAGGATTGTTCGCCGCGCAGGCGGCGCGCATCGTCGAACTGCAGGCCGAGATCGCCAGCCGACAGGAGGAAATCGACAATCTCAAATCCCTGATTCTCGACTCGCATCCGGTCGGCACCTACCAGGCCGGCAACCTGAAGGTGCAGGTCAAGCCGGGCGCGCGCCGCATCAACGCCGGCACGTTCGAAAAAGCCTACCCGGCCACCAAGTATCCCGGAGCCTACCAGTTGCGGCCGCGCCCGCTCAGCCAGTTGGAGAAGCTGCTGTCGGCGGACGCGGTGGCCGATTACGCGATGAGCGGCAAGCCTATGGTGGTGGTCTCATGAGCGCGGAACTGTCCAGCCTGGGCATCGCCCAGATCGTGGAAAGCGTTATCGCCGACTACGACCTGCGTGACGAGGACGGCAACGAGCTGACCGACGACCTGTACGTCATCCGTTCCGAGCAGCTCGACGAGCTGGGCCTCACCGTCGCCAGACGCATCCACAAGGCCATACGCGAACTGGAGGCGCAGGGCAAGACCGGTTTTCCCGTGCATTCGATGGCCTTCGGCAGCATGCCGGTAACCATCGCGAAGGACGGCGACCGCACCTACACGCTGCGCTTCGACAATTCGGACGAGGCGGTGGCCATCACACGGCTCAGCCGGACCGCACTCACGGACATCAAGAAACAGATCAACGAGTTTTTGAAGGAGGTGAAGAACCGTGAGCATGAATGAGGCGGTATTGGCCGTCGCACAAGCCCAGCAGCAGGGTGATGCGATACCAGTGGACACACCGCCCATGACCCAGTCGGCACCCGGCATGGGCAAGCCGCCAGTCACGCCGAAAACACGGGTGGACACGATGGAGGAACCCAGGTTATGGCCGGAGATCCGCCAGCTCATCGAGGACGACATCCAGAACGCTCCACGCGAACTGCAACGTGAGATAGGCCCATCCGAACTGGGAACGGACTGCGTGCACTGTCTCGCAGCCAAACTGGCGGGCTGGCCGGAGCGACGCTCCCCGGGCTGGCTGCCGTTCATCGGCACATGCGTGCACGCGCATTTCGAGACCATGTTCCGAGAGCTGAACGGGGAGCCGGCGGCCCAGTTCCCGTACACGAGCGAGGACAACGTGCACTGTCTCGCGGAACGGTGGCGCCCGGAGTACCGGGTCACCGTAGGCCGGTTGCAGGGTTTGCACGGCGGCTACGACGTGACCGGCAGCATCGACCTCTGGGATCGCAAAACCCATAGCACCATCGATTGGAAGATCGTCGGCAACACCACGGTCACGAAGGTCAAGGCGCACGGCCCCAGCCAGCAGTATCGGGTGCAGGCCTCGCTCTACGGCATGGGACTGCAGAACGAGGGCGAGCGGGTGGAACGCAACTGCATCTACTTCCTGCCCCGCAACAAGACCTCGTTGGGTGACGCATTGCCATGGGAGACCAGGTTCGACACGGAGCCCGGCAGATGGGCGTTGGCCCGAGCCCAACTGCTCGTCAACCTCATGGACATCATCGAACAGGCGGACGGCGTGGAGGTGCGCGACAGTTGGATAAAGCAACTGCCCGCGGCTGGCCCCGACAAGTGCTTCTCATGCAAGGGCCGCGTGTGGCCGGACATGAGCGCGCTCCCCGAGTTCGACGAGAAGCCGTGGCCGGACGTGCCCGATAAATGGCTCCAGCTCATCCCATTGATTGAACCTGAATACCAGTTCACCGAATAACGAAAGGAAAACGATTATGTTCGGTCAGCAACCACAGCAACAGTATGGCTACCCCCAGCAGGGGTACGGCTATCAGCCGCAGCAGCGTCAGCCCGCCCAGTTGAGCTCGCTCGACGAACTGCTCGCCGGCAACAGCGCCAAAGCCTACTTCGGCGCGAACAGCCAGCCGGGGGACACGGTGACCGGCGTCATCGAGAAAATCGAGACCACACAGGTCAACGACTTCCAGACCAAGCAGCCGGCGTTCTGGAACGACGGGCGTCCGAAAGAGCAGATCCACGTCATCATCCAGACCCAGTTGCGCGACCCGAGCGTGGATGACGACGACGGCCGCCGCTCACTCTGGGTCAAAGGTTGGGGAATCCAGTTGAAGGCGTTCCGCGAGGCCTGCATGCAGGCCGGCGTGAAGACCCCGAAGCCGGGCGACACCATCACGGAACGGTTCGTGGGTCTCGGCCAGCGGGGCAACGCGCCCCAACCGCCGAAAGTGTTCGAATTCCACATCGAACCCGCGTCCAGCGTCAACAGTCTCGTCAACGGAAGCCAACCCCAGCAGCCCGGCATGCAGCAAGCCCAGCCGACATACCCGCAGCAGCAGTACGCGCCCCAGCAGCCCATGCAGGCCCCGAATCAGGGATATGCGCCGGCTCCGGTCGACCCATGGAACCCGCCGGCACAGGCGCAACCCGCTCAGCCGGTACAGCTCGGCCAACCACAGGTGGATCCGATGAAGGTCAACCAGCTGAAGGCCATGGGTAAGCCGCCGCAGGAGATCGCCACCCTGTTGGGCGTGCCGGTCGAGGCGGTGACGGCGATCACGGACGCGGCCAACCCCACGGCCCACCCGTACGCAGCCAACGGCGAGGAGCCCGAATTCTAACCATCCGGCCGTAGCCGTATCCAAGCGGCCAGCGCAGTTGCGACGACGCGCACGGCACAAAAAACTAATCCGATGTTAAAGGCCGTTTCGAGGGGAGCTGACTGATGCCCTCGAAGACGTCACTAATTCTTTCTTGTTCGTCCAAAGAGAGAATTCCCTTTGCGATACACATTTTACGAATCGAATCAAAAGAATCTTTGGCGGTCTCGATTTTCTTTTTTTCCGAATCAGGCACTGTCACGCCCGCGGCTTCCATCACCGTCGCGGATTTCTCTATATCGTCTATGCTCTGCGAGAGATAGTAAAACGCCATATTCGGACCAGGGCCATAATACATTGGATCATCCGAATCGTCAGGTAGCTCGTCCAGCAACGCACGACGAAGGACATCCATATACGTTTGATAATTGGATACGCCATCCCAATACCTCTTTGATTCGTCGAGTATGGATTTGATTCGGGCCATGGCCGTATTGAGTTCAACTCTGTCGAAGACAATCATCTCCGACAGAAAGATATTGCAGATGCCGTATTTTGTTCTCGTGCCGAATATCGGGTTGTCGCTTAGGAGGAACGGCTCCTCCAAATCGCAGATGAGGGCGAGCGGGGTGATATGCAATGCGTGGGCTATCTGGATTGTCGCGTCCACGCTGATGTCGGTTTTGCGGCCCAATTCGATATTGGTCAGCACGTTTTCGGAAAGGGCGAGTTCCCCGTATTCCCGTTTTAGATAGTCCGCGAGTTTGGCGATGCTGAGTTTCGCCATGGTGCGGTATCGCTTCATGCGTGTGCCGAACGTCGACGTGTCGGTCTGAAGCCCTGCCCTGTCGTCAATCACTGTCATACTTACAAATTTTATCAGCTATTTCATGTGATTTGGTGTGAACTGGACAGAAATGGTGTATTCTGTCTCTTGGACAGAAGAACAGGTGAACAAATATCCTAGATTCTGTCCAGAGAACAAAAATGGCCCGCCCTGCGCCAACAGGACGAGCCGGTAAGCATCAAACCCAACCGCCAGGAAGGATCGAACACTCATGCCACATACTACAGCCGCACTCGACGGGCTCCCCGAAACGGTAACCAAAAAACAGGCGGAACAGGCACTCAAATGCTCGACGCAGACCATCGACCGCCTCGTGAAAGCCGGCAAACTACGCGCCTATCGCGTCACCGCCAAGAAAACCCTCATCAACGCCGCAGACCTCAAAGCGCGTTTCACCGAAGGCGAGGTGCGGGCATGAGCGCAAAAAAGCCGATAACGTTACCCGCCTTGTCCATCTGCCTGCCATCCGATTTCAAGTTCGAGGAGCTCGACAAACGAGACCCCGGCTCTCTGAGAATCTTCAAATCCAACGAACCGAACCTGGGACTCGACTTCTCGATTGACTACTACCCAGACGAGGGCGTGGTCTACGGCGGGGAATACTGGGCACAGACCTGGACACCGGACAACCCGCGGGAATGGGAAGAGATTCAGCACAATATCCCGCAAGTCCTCTCATGGCTCAGCGACTGCCAGACCGCACTCGCCTGGGCACGCCGACACTACCCCGCACGCAAGGAGGCGTGAAATGACCTACACGACCAACGGGCCGACGCAACTGGTCGAAATCGCGCCGCACGTGTTCCTCGGATGCAGGATAAGCAGGATCGAAGGACTGTCCCCGGAACGCCAGCTCATGCAGACGTACATGATGGACAACCACGAAGGCAAGGACATCGAATACCGGGGCCTGATCTCGTTCTCAGCCGAAGACGCTGACTCTGTCGCGGACGCCTTCAGGGACTTCGCGAGCATGGTCGAAGGACTTATCAGGGAGGAACGGCAACGCCGGTAACAGGAGGAAACAGTGGCGGTTACCCTCAGAACGTTGAAATTCCAACGAAAACAGGAGAAACAACAGAAACACATCTCTCCTATATATAAATCCCTCTCAAACACTCCTATATAACTTCTCTCACACACACATAAGTGTTAGTGGTGTTACAGAGGGGTATCTTCCTTGGAATTTCAACGGTCTGACGGTAACAGGTCTCTGTTACTTCCCTGTTCTCGTAGTTACCGAAAGGAGATAAACATGTTCGTTCACCACTGCTCGATAATCCCAGACGGGCCATCCCACGTGCAACAGGTGCTGCTTGGAATGGGACCGGCATTGAAGCCGGAACGGCACGCCTTCTACGACCGCATCGGCCAAAGCGTGCAAATCCCGCGCAACGACACGGGAAGGAACCCGCACCCGTGGTTCGACGACGGATACGCGAAAGCCCTGTGGGACTTCCGCAACGACTCCCTGCTGCTCGGAGACGACAATCGAACCCTGTATGTACGTGACGTCGACCGCACGGGGAATAACGCCCTGCTCAACACTTGGCATGCGATCAGTAGCCTCGAAACGGAATACCACGTGCCGAAGGCCAAACAGTACTTCCCCTGGAACGACCAGCTGCGTGTGGAATGCTCGAAACTCGATAAGCGCGTCAAACACGGAATCAAGTTCGCCAACTGCTCGTTCCTGCGCGTGGAAGGAGTCGTCCGCAGATTCGATGCCGGCACTCCTTTGTTCGACCAGCCGTATGAGTTGACGTTCGACATGGCATATGATTCGAGGCTCGTAGGCCAGGCCATCGCCTTCCTTCGCGACGTCACCGAAAACGAGCATTCCGCGCAGAATCTCTGCCGTATGTTCGCCACGCCTCTCATGGAGCCGTACAAGCATCTGAGTTACGTCCTGTACGGTGACGGAGGCAACGGGAAAGGCATCCTGCTAGGAGCCCTGTCGCGCTCCTTTCCCGATCTGGCGAAGCCGGTCGACGCTCAGAAGATTCTCGGGGGAAGACGAGGGCAAGGCGGCTTCTCTAGCGATCAGGAGGCGAACAAGCTTATCGGGACACTGTGGGTGTTCGATGAGGATGCGGACACCGTCACCGTGGAGCAAATGACCGCGTTGAAGAAGATATCCACCGGGGATACGATTTCCAGTCGCAAGATTCAGCAGGATTCGGTCGATGTGAAGCCCCGGTGCACGTTCGTCATCGCGACGAACAATCCCGTCATCACGACGATGACCGCCGCCAGCGTCAGACGTTTTGTTTACGTGCGCATGAGGGACAATCGCAAGGCGTCGGATTTTCTTCCGTTATTGGAATTTCGGGACCGTTTCGGAGTGGCCCCGTTTATCATGGCGTCCTGCTCTTTGTGGCTCAAGCGCGGCGACGAACCCTTCCGTGATATCGTCATCGGCGATCCCACCGATCTGTCCGAAGCGGAACAGTGGTTGGTCGACCAGATCGTGTCCAATGGGTACGCGATATCCGGTGCTAATCCGTATTCGGAAAGCGCTTGGGAGCATAAGAACAGCATTAATAAGCTCGGTTTGAAGACTGGCTTGAAGAAAATCGACGGCACTGCCACTCGTGTCCTGTCGGTCGAAGACGAGCAGCGATTCTCCCCATATCGGTCTGAAGCCGTGTCTGCTTACCGGTCCGCCGACACGTTCATGATTCCCGAACCTCCGGAGCCCATCGATTTGAGCGGCGCTCCTGTTCCATTGCCTTCCGAGTTCGGTTTCGTCTGCGATTACGTGCCGGCCAATCCGGATAAGAAGGCCTTGAATTGGAAGAAGCTCACCAAGAGCGAGCAGGTAGATACCAGTAGCAGGCCGTCCGGTGCTGCCTTCGCAGTGGTTCCGGCGCCGGGCTTCATGGTCGTTGACATGGATAGGAGCAAGGACGGCGGAGAGTCTGGCTGGGATATCGTCAACTCCCAGATAGGTCCTTATTCGTCGGATGATTTTCCCAGCACTTATCTTGTTCGTACCCCAAGCGGTGGATTCCACGCCTACTACCGGATTCCCGATGACCTGCTGGGAAAGGTGAAGAACGCGGCACATCCGCATGGTGTTCCCATCGATACAAGGGTGGAGCAGAAAGGATATGTCGTCGGGCCCGGATCCTCTGTGCAGGAAGGCGTGTACTTGTTGTGCGATACGCCCGAAAACGGTGATGTCCCGTTCCTGTCATCCAAGATGGTTCTCTGGTTGAAGAACCATGGATACGTCAATGGATTCGAAAATGACCAGCCTCAGCCGGCTGTAGACCACTCCACTGCCGTCCATGCAGGTTCGAGATTTCGTCAAAGTTTGGGCAGACCGGATATGTCTCCCATTCCGGAAGGCAGCCGCAACAATGATCTTCATGCTTGGGGGTTTGGCCGCTTGGCGAACCATCCAGACAACAAGCGTCAAATAGAGGCTGATTTCTTCGAAAGGGGCAGAATCAGCGGCCTGGGTGATGCGGAGATTCGCGCTTCTTGGAATTCGATTCTTCGACAGCTTGGACACCAATCATGAGCAGGCCACGTGCCAGCGAGCGCAAACCCCCGTGGCTGCGCACGTTCGTCCCGAAGTCCAGTCCCCTCGTGGTCACTGTCTGCGAGGGGTGCGGCCTGTATGTGATTGAGGATCGGGAGAGCGTGTGGGAGTCGTGGGATTACGGGTGTGTGGAGGGTGATGACCTGACCGTGGCGATAATCCTCGGCCGACAGTTGACGCGCGTCACATGGCTGCCCTCCGTCGGTCACCCGCTCTTGCGCAGCACTTTCGGCAGCAAGGGCATCATGCCCGACGGCCAGTATCTCGCCAGGCACATGTGTCATCTGGCGAGGATAAGCGTCAAACCGTTCAAACCGCCGAAACGGGAACGCCCGCCAGGCAAGCCATGGGGCGGGCCGAAACTGTCGAAACAGGAGATAGCCGAATTCAAACGCATATGGGATATGCCGTAC